TGAGTAGGTACTGCCACCCTACGCTGACCCATTTTGACTTCCCACATAAATTCGTCGTAAGTCGTATTAATGAAATCCATCGTAGTCTTGGCATTGTCAAAAATAGATAATCCCAAAGGACTGTTAATGTCCTTGTTGTTCATTCCTGGAGGTTTTAGGTACGTAAATAACGGTCTTGTAAGTCCGTTTAACGTTACAGTTTCCTCTAAATCCTCATAGAGCATTGATAAAGGTACACGTTGACCGATACGGGTTTTAGATTCAGACTCGTATAGCTCATTACTGATTGTGTAAGTCTCTTTGCCCCACTCATGGAATTCAATCAGACTATAGTATTTAGTCTTCTGACCTTCCGCCTTAAGTGTTTTAGTAACGATAGCAGCACTCGATACATCTTGCGTGTTTGATTGCAGTGGCAAGAAGACTGGTGCTTGCACGAACGACACTCTGACACGGTCTTCGTCAACGTATGGACGCATAGCTAGACCACCAAGAGCTAAACAAGATTCTAAATAGCGTTCAAAGTTCTTGCTAAATCGGTCAGTCTTCAGCGTCTCATTGATAAAATCGTTAGCTGTTTCGTTATCGACTTGAATCTTAGCTTGCTCATTGAATACGAGGCTAGCAACCTTCTTCGATGCCGTCCGTCCAATAGGCAAGTGGTTGAAATCACGTTTCAAATCTGTCCCGTTACTGTCTCGATAGCTAACGCGGTCAAAGCTCCCCGCAAAATAGCGCAGATTGTCCATGACACGATTGTATTCTTCTGGTGATATAGCAATTTTGGGGTGGTCTGTGATATTAGTTAGACTTTCCGTTGTCATAACGTATTTACTCCTTGTGAATAAGTCTTTAATGGTCTGTACTATTCCCATTAGTAGCTCCTTTTAAGCCTTCAAATCTAGTTCTCTAGCGTTTATTTGTTCCGTTTTCTTATACTTAGCAACTTCGAGCTACACTCTTTGCTGCAAGTCTTTGTTTTACTGTACTTGTTGACAGAATAGGCTTTGCCACAAATTACACAGATTCTCGTTTCGTTGTCGATGCCACTTTTTCTGCGAGCTTTTGAACGGCAATTTGCTGAACAATACTTACCATGTTTTTTACCGGATATAAATTTCTTTCCACAGTTTTCACAAACCATGGATGTCTTCCCGATATGTGCCAGCCCGATTTTCTCGGCGTGTTTTTTGTGCCACGCTCGACCTTCCGGGGACGAGTGCCACGCTTTCGTTTTTTCTCGTTGCACTTCCATGTTTTTCTGCCACTTTTTCAATCTGTCGCTAGGTATGTTCTCGCCATGCCAACGTAAATGCTCTTTCTGTGTCATACACATAAGATTATCGATTTCGTTGTTATCCTTATCTTCATCTTTGTGATGTATTTGGTACCCTTTTGGTATTTTCCCAAAATGTTTTTCCCAAACATAAACATGTAGCCGTGGTCTACGTCCATCTATTTTTTTACTAGAAAGATAGTAGCCTGTTTTAGAATCTTTTCTAAACTTATAGCCGTCTACATAAGCATAACCGTCTTTGTATGTTATTTTCATATTATCACCTCGATAATATTATAACACACTCGTCTAGCCATGGTCATTGAAACTACGCTTTTAATTCTAATTCTCTTGCGTTATCCAATACAAAATATTTCATGGAGTCGCAACAGTGGTCATCCTCTTTGATAACTTTAGGATCGTCTGTGTGTATCGTTTTCTCATCGTAACGGTACATCTTATGTTCTTCGTAGAATATCTTGTTAGCTGGGATGTCGAGGTAATAAAAACGCCCTTCAGCTAACAGACTAATAACCATATCAATCATAGTTTGATTCTTCTTCTTAGCTACTGGATGCCATCGCTCGCCAAAATCTTTGAAGTATTGGTTTCTCAAAGCACCTTCAGCACTATCAATGGTCATTTTAAGTTTAGGCACTCGATACTGTTTAAGTACTTTGTCAATGAAGTTGCTAACCATAACAGTCAACTCGCTAGGCGCCTTCTTAACAACTTGACCAGCGGGGCTGTAATAGAATGTATCTAACAAAATCACATTCCCCTTTGCAGTCAGACCATAAGCACCGCATGCAGTCGCTGATTGTTGGTGTCCGGTATCCATTGCGAAAGATATCCCGATAAGCCTATCATCCGTTGGTAAGCTGTCGATAGCGTGGAACGTACTCATGTTATAGACTTGGTTACCAAGCCCAACCGCTTCACCTAAATACAAATAGCGATAGTAGTCGTAATCGTTCTGTTTAATGCGTTCGATATCCTCAAGCATTTGTTCAGTCACAAACCCTAACTCATCATCAAGATAGGTACTTGAGTGTGCTAGATAGTTGTCGTTAGTCTTGATGTCCTCAAACCACTCATTTATCCAACTATAAGGATTTCTAGGCGGGTTGTAAGACCAGAAAAACTGCACAAACGGGGCTTTTTCATGTTTTTGCCGCATGAATGTGACATTAGACTGGTCGAAGTCCTCAGCGTCGTTAAACTCAGCCGCTTCCTCATACCACACCGCAATGATATTCCCGATGTCATTTGATTTCAGTTTCTGAAAGTCGTCTTGACCGTAGAAATAGAAGGTAGAACCAGTACGTTTATGAACTATCTTAAACGGGCTTACAGTGGCTCTAAACTGGTTATCTAGACCAAATAGACTAATCGCCCATTGAACCTTATTAAACACGCTATCACGGATCGTATTAGCTACCTTACGAATGACTACCACGTTCGCTTTTTCACCTTGGATGATGTATTTAATCATCATATAGACGAGCTTCAACACGATTACAGACGACTTAAAAGAGTTACGACCACCTTTCAGCACGTTATAAGGTTTGTTAGACTGCCAAACAACCTTAAAATTAGGGTTGATGTTTTTCTGAATATCAATCGTCGCCATCTGGGATATCCTCCCAAGCGTTGATGATATTAACGTTCATAGTTCCTTCAACACCGCTGTCAAGTTGTTCTCTTAGCTTTCTAATTTCAAGCTCCAATTTTTCGGACTGTTTAGCCGTTGGATATCGTTTCAAGATTTCAACAATTGCCTTGATAACTGTATTGTTGTCAGCCTTCTTCATCAACCTTTCAACTTCACCGGTCAAGGGATTCATCATCAAGACTTCTTCATCACGTTTCCCTCTAGCAATGTCGGACAGGATGGACAAGGCTTCTTTTGCATCCATGATATTCTCATCGTGCATTTTCTCAACTTCACCTTGAATAAAGCGTTTAATCTCAACATTTCTCAACAGTCTTTCACTCTGTGAGCTTGCTGTTCTTTCGCTATATCCTGCGTTAATTGCCGCCTGCGTGCCATTGCCCAGTTTGATGTACTCGCTAGCAAACAATGTCTGTCGTTGATTTAGCCCAATATGTCCACCTCCTTCGTTACTAGATTTTTGTGCATAAAAAAGACAACCCACAAAGTGAGCTGTCTCTGATTTTCTTCGATAATATAATAATACCACTTTAAACACTTGTTAGACACCGTGAATTATCCGTCAAAATACCGAAATCTCAACGTTCCACGACTAATTGACCATTTCTGTACAATTCTGCAAATGCTAGGATAGCATTATTTAGCAATTCTTGAAAGGCTGTTCTTTCAAAGCCAATTCCCTGGGCAATTTGCCAGTTTGGTTTAGGTGGATAAGCTAGATATTTCTCTATCAAGATTCTGCGATAATCTGGACGGTATAGCCCGCTAACTGCTTGCTCTATGGCTTCTAGCTCGTTCAGTGCATCAACACGCCTTACTGCAATATTTTCCACCGGTCTATTCACTCCACTGCCACCACGGGGCATAAAGGTGAATTCCTGTGTTATTTTCTGTTCGGCACTATCGTGTGCAATCTCTCGCCAGCGTGGGTATTCTCGAAGTTTTCGCTTGCAACGTTTGATTGTTGCTTTTTCATCAATTTCCGGCAATAGCATTGTTCTGCCCTCTCTGGTATAATAGTAGTGTTGACTTTCAAAGAGTGCCGGCCATCGTGTCGGTCTTTTTTTGTTTAGCCCTAGAAACATTAAGAGATTTATGAAAAGATTGATGTATTTGTTCTTGGGCCTTTTATCACCTCCTTTCTAGCCAAGACACCAGCAAGGTCTTTGGCTTTTTTTGTAATGCGACATCGATAAGAAAGAGGTTTTTTCACATCCTTTTTTCTTAAATTTGCTGGGTTTGTTTGAGCAA